ATCGGCGGCGGACGTGGTGGATTCGGCCAAGCGGATGCAGGATGCGGGGCTGTGGCTGCGGGCGTCGCAGCGGTTGGAGCAGCTGCTCGCGAAACTGCCCTCCTCGTCGGGTGAGGGGGTGAGTGCAGATGCTGAGCAAGCAGCATCGGGCGACAGCGTCGCGGATCGGCTGGCAGCAGCAGTGGGGCGCGCCCCCGTTGTGGGCGACGGCGAGATCGGCTGAGCGTGCGTCGCATGGTGCGGCGATGGCGGAGATCTCGGCGCTGCTGGGGAAGCCGATGTTTCCGTGGCAGCGGTACACCGCTGGTGTGGCGGGTGAGGTGGATCCGGTGACGGGTGGCCCCTGGTATCAGACGGTGGTGGTGGTGGTGCAGCGGCGTGCGGGGAAGACGACGCTGATTCCGCCGGCGGCTGCTCGGGTGTGTGGGCAGAAGGATGATCCGGCGGTGGCGTGGCTGACGGCACAGCAGCGGGATTCGGCTCGGCGTCGGTGGCTTGATGCGACTCGGCCGCTAATGGCGCTGCCTGGGGTGCGGCGGAAGGTGTCGCACTCGTTCGAGGAGCTCGTGTGGCCGTGGGGGTCGGCGTTCCTGCCGTTCGCTCCGTCTGAGGATGTGATGCACGGTGAGGACCCGGCGCTCGTGTTCGTGGACGAGTTGTGGTCGTTTTCGCTGCCGCAGCTGGAGTTGGTGCAGGCCGGGTATGAGCCGGCGTGGTCGGTGCATCCTGGGCAGGCGTGGTTGATGACGGCGGCGGGGTCGGAGAGGTCGACGGCGTTGCGGTGGGCGCGGCATGTGGGGCGGGAAGCGACCCGCGACCCGAGGTCGAGGATCGCGTACTTTGAGTGGGCGATCGACGACCAGATCGATGGTGTGCCGGTGCAGAAGGTGCCGCGTGCCCGGCTGCTCGAGGAGATCCTGGCGGCGCATCCGCGGGCCGGGTTCGGTCTCGACGTTGCCTACGTCGAGCAGCAGCTCGCGAAGAGCCTGCCGAAGGGGCTGCGGGCGTATGGCGGGATCGATGAGGACTCGTCTGAGGATGAGCTCGTGATCGATGGGACGGCGTGGCGGAGGGCTGAGCAGCGTGCGGTGAGGATCCCTGAGCGGGTGCGGGTGGGGTTTGGTGTGGCGGCTGATCCGGATTTGCGGCAGGCGTCGGTCTCGGCGGCGTGGCGGCGCACCGATGGGGTGCTGCTAACTGAGGTGATCGAGGAACGTGAGCAGGTGCGGTGGGTGGTGCGGGCCGCCGTCGATGTGGTGGAGCGGTGGGCTGGGTCGGCGGTCGCGGTGCGGTCGACGAAGGGGGATCGGGATCTCGGCGACGCGATCGCGGCCGAGATGGTGGACCGGAAGATGGACGTCGAGCGGTGTCTGGTGCGCGTGTCAGCATCGGACTATGCAGCAGCCTGCCATCGTCTCCGCTCCGGGCTCGAGCAGCGCCCGGACCCGGCCGTCTACCATCTCGGTGAGCGGTCGTTGCGTCGAGCGGTTGGGGCGGCTCAGTGGGGTCGTGGTGTGTGGGTGGCTGAGCGTGGCCCGATCGCGCCGTTGGAGTCTCACACGCTCGCTGGTTGGTGTGTGGATCATCTGCCGACACTCGCTGCCGAGCCGCGTCGTTTCCAGGTTTTGTGAGGCGTCGTGCTGACGTTCCCGGCTCCTGGTGCGGTGCAGGTGGGGCTCGCGTCGGTGTTGGCGGTGCCGGCGGTGGCGCGGTGTGCTCAGGTGACGGTGGGTCTGATCCGTCAGATGTCGCTCGACGCTTACCGTGGGGCCCAGGTGTTGCCTCGCTCCCGGTTCCTGCAGTGCCCGGATCCGACGCCGAACACGGCACGGGCGTGGTTTGTGGGTCAGCAGGTGCAGGACTACCTGGTCCACGGGAACGCGGTGCATCTGATCACGGTGCGGGGCCAGGACGGGTATCCGCTAGCGGCGTCGTGGGTGCCTGCGTCGTGGGTGTCGATCACTCGGGATCCGGAGACCAGCGAGGTGGCCTACTGGGTGCGTGGCCGTCGGGTGTCGTCGGCGGACGTGGTGCATGTGCGGCGTGGTGGTGACGAGTGGGAGCCCGCCCGTGGGGTGGGTGTGGTTGAGCAGCATCTGACGACGTGGGCGCGGATTGAGCGGCAGGGCCGGTACGAGTCGGACATGTTGGACGTGTCGGCGGTGCCGTCTGTGGCGATCGAGACGCCGAACCCGGATCTGTCGCAGGAGGAGGCCGACGCTGCGTCTGAGCGGTGGTTGGAAAAATTTCAGGAGCGGAAGCCGGCGTTTCTGCCGGCAGGGACGAAGATCACGCCGCTGGCGTGGTCACCGCAGGACTCGCAGATGGTCGAGGCCCGGAAACTGTCGCTGGTGGACGTCGCCAACATGTTCAATCTCGATGCGTTCTGGGTGGGTGGTGAGTCCGCTGGCCTGACCTACAAGTCGGTGGGGCCGATGTTCCTGTCGCTGGTGCGGCAGACGGTGGGTCCGATCACCGATGATTTCGAGCAGATCTGGGGTGCGGCGTGGCTGCCCTATGGGCAGGAGCTGCGTTTCGCGACCCGCGAGATCCTCGCGGACGACATGACCACCGACGTCGCGTGGATCGAGAAGGCGATCGGGGTCGGTCTGCTGACGGTGGAGCAGGGGCAGCAGTGGCTAGGGCTAGGAGGGCTCTCATGAGTGACCAGGTATGTCTGTCAGCGCCGGAGGTGCGCACGTTCGCCGGGCTCGAGTTCCGTGACGTCGACGCGACGGAGTCGCTGCGCTACCTCGAGGGCCGTGCGGTGCCGTATGGGCAGTGGCAGGACGTCGGCTGGTACATGGAGCAGATCCAGCCCAGGGCGTTCGCCAAGTCGATCCGCGAGGCCGCTCGGAAGCTCCCGCTGCTGCTGTGGCACGACAACCGCTCGTTCCCGGTGGGTGTGTCGGAGCGGTGGACCGAGACCGACGATGGTCTCGATGTGGTGTGGCGACTCGACATCGAGGACGATCTCGCGATGACCGCCGCCCGGAAAGCCCGTGATGGGATGCTCACCGGCCTGTCGGTCGGGTTCGCGTCGATCGAGGATGAACGTGAGCTCGACGACGATGGGCTGATGTGGGTGAAGCGGATCGAGGCACGGCTGCTGGAAGTGTCTCTCACTCCGACCCCGGCGTATGCCGGCGCGAAGGTGTCTTTGGTGCGGTCGCGTGAGCCGCTGCCTGATGGTGGCGGGAAGCCGGTGCGGAGGTCGGCTGAGGTCGCCGCGCTGCGCAACTGGCTGGCCTCACGCCGTCCCTGAGCGGCCCGGGCGTCTCGTTTTTGTCCGAGGACGTGGTTACCTGATCCCAAGGTCGTCATGCCGGAGACGATGACCGGTCGGGCCGGAGCATCAGGCCACCACTCGACAGGTCGGGACGGGCCACCACATGACGAGAAATCACGCCACCACCATAGTTTGGAAGGACCATCATGAATCCCGTCCTCGCTCGTCTCCTTGCGCAGCGTAAGCAGCAGCTCGAGTTCATCGACCAACTGCTTGCGCAGATCGAATCCGAGAACCGTGACCTCGTGGACGCTGAGCGCAGCAACATCACCGCCGCTCGGCAGCGCGTCGAGGAGCTCGACGCCCAGATCAAGCCCCTCGAAGAGTTCGAGGCCACCCGTGCCGCGCACACCGAGACGGTGTCGCAGGCCATCCCGACCGCCCCCCGCAAGGACAAGGGTGATCGTCACCCGCTCGGCGTCCAGGAGCGGCAGTACAAGTACCCCTCGGCCGGTCACTTTCTGGTCGACTACCTCGCGGGCCGCGGCACGCGGTCGACCGAACCGGATCTCGACGCGCGCCAGCGTGCCGAGTCGGCTCTCGGCCGCTCCATCGAGCCCGAGGCCCGCGCCCTCGCGAAGCAGACCACGGCTGAGACCCCCGGTCTGCTGCCGGCGGACATCGTCGGTGAGATCCTGTCCGATCTGGACGCGGCCCGACCGTTCCTGACGTCGATCGGCATCAAGCCGCTCGGCACCGTGCGCGGCAAGAAGTTCTCCCGCCCGGTCATCACCCAGCACACCCAGGTGGGCAAGCAGGCGGCGGAGAAGTCCGAGCTGCCGTCCCGGCAGCTCAAGGTCGGATCGGTCGATTTCAGCAAGGACACCTACGGCGGTGCGCTCAACATCTCGCGTCAGGACATCGACTGGACCGACCCCAGCGCGTGGAACGCGATCGTCACGGATCTGCAGGACGTATACGGTGTCGAGACCGAGGACGCGGCCGCGCAGGCGTTCGCGGCCGCGATCACCCAAAAGACGACGATCCCGAAGGCGTCCGGGGAAGACCTCAAGGCCTGGATCAAGGCCCTGTACAGCTCGGCTGTGATGGCGGTCACCGCGAACGGCACCCAGCGCGCCAGCTCGCTCAGGCTGCCGAACACCATCTGGACGTCGGTCGATATGTGGGGGTCGCTGGGCTCGATGCTCACCGCGAACCGCACCCTGCTGCAACAGGCTGGGGCGTCGTCCCCGACCGCGTTCGACGGCGACATTCTCGACATCAAGCGGGTGATGGCTCCCGGCTTGCCGGCAGGGACGATGATCATTGGTCGCTCGTCGCAGGCTGAGGCCTACGAGGAGCGCATCGGTCTGCTGCAGGCCGTGGAGCCGTCGATCCTGGGTGTCGAGGTCGCCTACGGCGGATATTTCGCGTTCGGTGTCCTCGATGCGACCGCGTTCGCGAAGGTGGAGGTCGCGACCGCATGACCCGTGAGGTGACGAGCGCCGGCCAGGTCGCCGGATGGTTCCCAGACGAATCACCCTCGACCGTCGAGACATACCGCCTCGCGGCCGAGTCCTGGATCGCCAGCCGGTGCCGCGTGCCAGCAGAGGGCCCAGCGCCGGCCGCGCTGGTCCAGGCCGTGCGCCTGTTCGTCGCTCGTCACCTCGCCCGCCGCAACTCACCCGACGGTTTCATCGGGATGTCTGAGCTCGGCCCCGCCCGGATCGCATCGGTCGACCGCGACATCGAGACCCTCATCGCCCCTTATCGCAAGCTGGTGTTCGGATGATCAACCTCGAGCGGGTGCGGGTCGGGATCGTCGAGGTCTTCGGCTCGGTGGTCAGTGGGATCGTGGCCTACCCGGCCGCACCACACGGCCCGCTACCCGAGCAGTTCCTGATCGTCGGGATGCCGTCCTGGCGGGAACCGATCGACTCGATCTGTCTCGATCGGTGGGAGTGGCCGGTCCTGGTCGTCGTGGGCCGGCCCGGCACCAACGACACCGCCACCGCCGAACGGTTGCAGGCTCTGTGGCCGCAGGTGGTGGTCGCTCTGCAGCTCGCGATCCAGGCCGATCAGTCCCTCGGCGGGATCTGCGCAGCAGCGAACGTTACTAAGGCCGAGTTCGGCACCGTCGACATCCAAGGCAAACAGTTGCCCTGCCAAACCATCACGCTTCAGCTCTACGGAGGATAACTATCATGTTCCAGCCGCTGTTCTTCAAGAACATCGATCTCGTGCTCGGCGCCAGCCCGGGCACCCAAGTGAAGTGCCAAGTGAAGAGCGTCAAGCTCTCGCCCGACGCCAAAATCGTCAAAGAGAAGACCGCCTGCCCCAAAGGGTCGTACTCGGAGGTGGAGCCCACCGAGTGGGAACTCGAGCTTGGCTACCTCGTCGGCCGCGACACAGAGACCGACGGCAACGCCCTGTCGGAATACCTCGTCAAGCATGAGGGTGAGCTCATCCCGTTCGCTTTCCGGCCCTGGTCAGGTGACCACAAGGGCGGCTGGAAGGGTCGCGTCAGGATCGTGCCCGGCGAACTCGGCGGCGAAGTCGGTGAATTTTCGAAGGTGAGCGTCAAGCTTGCGATCGAGGGTAAACCGGAGCCCCTCACCGAGGCCGAGGCGGCCGAAAACAGCTCGGCGGTGTTCTCATGAGCCAGCACATCATCCCGACCGGCCAGTTCCGGGCCGTCGTCGACGGCAAGCCACTCACCGTGCAGGTGATCGCCGCCGACGTGCTCCGCTGGGAGCAGAACAACAAGGCAGCGTTCGTCGGCTCAGATGGATCGATGCCGCTGTCGCGTATGGCCTGGGTGGCGTGGGCCGCTGCGTCCCGCCTCGGCCTGTACGACGAGACCGTCGCGACGTGGCTGACGTCGATCGAGTCGCTGGAGTCCCTCGACGACCGTGACGAGGCCACCCAGCGCGGTGAACTCGATGCCGATCCGGTGCTGCCGGACCCTACCGAGGCGGATACCACCGCCTGATCGCACTGATGGCGGCGGCGTTCGGGGGGACGCCGTCGCAATGGGCGGCTGAGGACTTGACGATGATCGCGACGGTCCTCGACTGCCGACGAGAGATGAGAGAGCAACGATGAGCGGTGGCAGCTATAGGCAGGGCATCGAGGTCGAGGGCCTCAAACCGCTGCTGCGCACGCTCTCCAAGCTGCCTCGTGAGGTGAACGCCGAGGTGCGTAAGGCATCGAAAACGATCGCTACTCGCGAGGCTGACCGGATCAGGGCAGCCGCGAACGACACGCTGTCGCGGGCCGTGGCCGTGTCGGTCAGAGCCCGATCAGATCGGGTGCCGGCGATCGTGTCAGGTGGGTCGCGGAAGGTCGCGGTCTCGGGGCACCCCTCGGCCGGTCAAGCGTTTTTTGGGGCCGAGTTCGGGGGCGGGGCACGCCCCACCACGGCCCAGTTCCGGCCTCACCGAGGCCGACACGGCTACTGGCTGTGGCCCACTCTCCGTGCCGATGAGGAGCGGATGCTCACAGAGTGGCTGGCCGCTCTCGACACAATCGTGAAGGGGTGGAGCCAGGATGGCTAACGACCGCACACTCACCGTGAAGTTCGAGGGCGAATCGAGCGGCCTCGAGAAGGGCACGAAGCAGGCCGAGCAGGCCGTCGGTGGTTTCGCGGGGAAACTGAAGGGGGCCTCGGCGGGGATCGCCGGATTCCTGGGTGGTATCGCTGGTGGGGCGGTCGTGGCCGGGATCGGTGCCGCCAAGGACGCCATCGTCGATTTCGTGGGCGGCTCCCTCACCGCGGCGTCCGATCTCAAAGAATCTGCCAACGTGGTGGGCCTCGTGTGGGGCGACGCGGCCGCGGGCATGCAGGGGTTTTTCGACAGTGCCGCATCGAGCCTGGGTATGTCGAAGTCGGCCGCGCAGGAGGCAGCCGCCGGCGTCGGCGGGCTGTTGCAGAACATGGGGTTCGCCAACTCGGAGTCGGCCGACTGGTCCCAAAAGCTGCTGACCCTGTCGGCCGATATGGGGTCAGCGTTCAACGCTGAGCCGTCCGAGGCGATCGCGGCGATCGGGGCCGGGCTCCGCGGGGAAGCGGAGCCTCTCAAGCGATTCAACGTGTTCTTGTCGGATGCGGCGGTGCAGGCTGAGGCGATGTCGATGGGCCTCGTCAAGGGCAAACGCCCTCTCACCGAACACGAAAAGGCGCAGGCTCGGCTGTCGCTGGTAATGAAGCAAACCTCGAAAGTGCAGGGCGATTTCGCGACTACCTCGGATGGTGCGGCGAACGCGTCGCGGGTGAACGCCGCGAAGGTCGACGATCTCAAGGCCAAGATCGGGGCCGGTTTGCTCCCGATCCAGGAACGCTGGCTGGGGTTCATGAACAATGCCTTGATCCCGGCCGCTGGCAAGGTGGTCGACTGGCTGGGGCAGATGGGGTCCGGGGTCGCGGCCGCGGCGCAGCAGATCTCGCAGTGGATCTCACCGATTACCGACACCGTCAGGCTGTTCATCGGCACGATCACCGGTGAGGGTGCCGACGTTGACCTGCCGTGGATGGACGCCGTCATTGACGCCGGTGCCCAGGTCGGCGGAATCTTCGACACCCTCAAGCAGGCTTGGGCCGATTTCGGGGCCTCAGTGCAGGCCGCGGTGGCGACCTACATTCAACCGGCCATGGCGCAGTTCTGGGGCGTGATCCAGCAGGCACGCGACACCGTGATGCCGATCATCACCCAGATCACCTCGTTTGTTGCCTCGAAGTGGGCTGAGTGGGGGCCGACGATCCAGCTCTACCTCGGGCAGGCGCGTGAGATCCTGACCGGGATCATGCAGGCGATCATGATGGTGGTCAGCCGGGTGATGAGCGTGATCGCGGCAGTGGTGTCCCGAGTTCTCGGCGTGATCCGTGAGTTCTGGCAGTCCTACGGGTCGCAG